TAAACCCATCAAGAGTGATAGGTTCTAGTGTATTAGCATTAAAAACTGTCCAGGAACCATAGTTCCGGTTATCAATATAGACCTTATAGAGTGTCATCTTATAAGATAATATGGTGTCAAGTCTTTAAGTCATTTTTGGCGGAATATAGGTACCTACATATATGTAGGGTATCATTTAATGTTTGTGTAATATTTTAATATTTATGTAGGCATATGTAGGTCCGCAGACAACTCCAAATTATCATTGTTGACCAAAGTATCTCCAAGTAAATCATTTTGTGGTAATGGTTCTGGTTCCTCCTTTGGAATTAATATTTCTGGAATATATTGAGTATTATTTATTTCTTCGTTATTTGTTAGTTCATCTATTAATGTTGAATCCCTTTTTCTATCCAAACTATTAACTACATCTATTGGTTTTGCTATTTTTCTTTCAACATTTTGATTTTGTAATGCATACATACAAATTTTTGGACTTATCGCTATATTATTCATATATGTTCTATATTTAAAACAACTAACACTAGTATTTTCATCAAATTTAAAAGTATACCACCAATACGCAGGAATATATAACATTTTTCCTGGTGTTAGTACAATTTCTAAACATTTTATTTTATCAAAGTCCGCTCTATACTTCGGCTGTGGATCCCAAGGATTTATAGGTGATTTAAATTCAAAATTCTCATAATCACTTACTGGATATAAGTATTTTGAACTTTTTGGAGGAGATAATTTTACTTTGATTGAACCCTGTGTCACTAAATAATAATTACGATAATTCAAGTCATATCTAAATGGAGTTGCCAAATCTTTTGAAGCAAACATTACATCATAATAACAATTTGATACCAAATATGGTCTTAAATATTCATCATTATATGACATATTTTTTATAGCTCCTGTTTCCTGTAAGAAATCAATATTCCCTTCACTAAAATAAGATGCTTTATTATCTTCGCTAAATAATTTTGTAGCAACATGTAATGGTAAAGGAACACATATATCCGAATCCGATGAAAAATCGGTTTTATTTCTTATTTTAACTTCAAAAACTGGATAATTATCTAATAAAAACTGTTTGTTAGTTGTATTTATAATTTTATAACCATCTTCATCACAATCTATTAGTACAGGCTGTCTTAAATCACATATTTCTTCTATCTTATCTTTTGATGCTTGTTCTATCTCATATATTTCTAAATCATCACTTGTCTTCAAATGGAATTGAATGTGTAAATATAAAAATAATACTACACAAAATATAAATAAACCAATTATTATTTTCAACATTATTTATAAAAAATAATAATTTATTTTACTTTTAATAACGAGATACAATATATATTCTAATTATCTGTTACCTTTGGAGCTATAAAAAATGAAACCTTACTATCATCACCTAAATTATACATTAATAACATTGGATACTCTCCACTTAACGATACATTTATTATTGAGCTCATCTTCATAGAGAGACACATTTTACATAAATGACTTAAACTAAAAGCAATATCTATCTCGTTGTCTTCAGAAATAGCATATTCCTCTAAATCATCAACAGGAATATTTACCTTTAGTTTAGTTGAATCTCCATGTGCGTTTAATTCTACAACTGACTCCGAACATTTGATATTCAAATCTTGACCAAACGTATTTAGCTCTGATAGTACTTCAACTAACTTTTTTGATTCTATTGAAAACTCAACATCATATTCTACTTGAGGGATTCCTAAACTATCTTCATCTACATCTATTAAATTTAGCTCAAAAAAATGATCAAATGCTCCCTTATTTTCTTTCCCATTTAAAAAATTAACATATAATTTATCAACATCATTTTCATCTTCGTATTTTAGTTCAAGAGTATCATGTTTAAGAGCATAATTCATTAATATAGCAAAATGTGTTGAATCAACAGATATTTTATTATTATTTGAACAATCAAATCCTGAAAACCACTTATCCTTTATTTCTATATCGGCTAAACATACATGTGACTTATCCATTGACTGAATATACAATCTGTCTTTTTCAAAATGCATATTAATATGCGAACTCCAATTCTTAAGCAACTGAAAAATAGCTACAAACACTTCTAGTTTTGATTTATTTTCTATAGTTAAACGCATTTATATATTTTGTTATGTTGTATTGTATTTAATATGTTTTATTTCTTTACTAATTCTATTTTTTTCTGAGTTTCTTTATCAATAAACATACTAACAATATTAAAAATTTGAGTAAAAATAAATGGAGCATTATGTACATAACATTTTGCTAATTTTTCAGGATATTTATCCTTTAAAAATTCTGAGATATATTTTATATATTCTTTATGTTTATCAATATCAACTATAGTTAAATTTTTCATATTTACATGTACTATAAATTCATTATTTTTTAACAATATTTTATCTATATTGTTAGTTATATAGTTTAGTATATAAGTATATGTTTCATCTTTTGCAAGATGCTTAAAATAAATATAGTTTAATATAATACAATTTTCCTTAATAGAACATAACCCTTTTAAAATATCATTCCATTCTCCTTTTCTCACTTTATCTATTATTTTTTTTGAAGAATTATTTTCAATATTTTCTGAAAATATATCATTTAATGAATCCATATTACTTATTAATGCTATTATGTTTATAATACTTTTAACTAATTTTTGTAAAAGAATTATATTTTTACACACCAGTATTTAATTCACTTTCAATTAATTGTTTTAAATCTGTTCCAATAATTTCATTTTGTTCACTATCATCTTGTAAATCCTGTAAATTAGTAAAATTACCAACCTCTATTCCACTCATACTAACAATATCAGTTTCATTAAAATCACCATTATACTCCATTGTTGTACCCATAGATAAATCTAATATCTTCTGACTATTATCCATTGTAAGATTTTGTAATTCTGATACTAATTCCTTTGTTTCAGTCAACTCTTTTTTTAAATTTTCTATTTGTGTTTTTAATGCAGTATTCTCTTTTACCAAATTGACAGTTGTTCCTTTAAATTGAACAACTGCTTGTTTTACAGATTCAAATTGTTGTTTAAGCATGTTTAATTCAGGAGTTGACACGGACCCACCTGATGCTGGACGATTCTCAACAGATTCCAATCTTTCCATAATTGATTGTAAAAATCCCGGATCAATTCCAGATTCTCCATTAATACTAATACCATGAACGTCTCCAGAATTCATCATTTTAGATTCAAGTGCTCCTAATCTAAGAGTTATTAATGTAATAGCTTGAGGAACAGTCATCTTACTAACACTAGATAATTTATCAATAGGCTGACCTTTTCCAAGTTGTTGTTGCATTTGTTGTTGTTGCATTGCTGCTTGTTGACCAGCTAAACGTCCAGTTGGAATATTTGGTCCTTGTCCAGGTCTAGCTTGATTAGCAAACATTTGTGCGGAATTAATTGATGGTTGAGGACCTCTTCCAGGAATAGCTGGTTCACCATTAGCGGGACCAGCTCTTCTTCTTTGTGCTGCTTGTACAGATCGATTTGCGCTCATAATATTATTTATGAACAATATGTTTCTAAAGTATTAACGCAATCTTGTTTTTTTATTTTTGTTTTTCTTATTCCTGTGTTTTCTTGTTTTTCTTGTTCTTCTTCGTTTAAGTGTTCCTCCTATATCTGTTTGTTTTACAAATTTGTTTTTAGGAGTCTGTGATTCAGTTCTCGGAAATTTTGGAGGAACTGGATTTTTTTTAATTGTATCTGATATTTGTTGTGCAGTAGATGCATTATATACCTTTCCATATTCTAATTGTTCATTAAGTTTTGAATATGGATTATCTGAAGGTAGTTTAGCAATTGTATCTCTCTTAGGACCAATTAATCCCTCTGTTACTTTTGCTTTCTCTAAATCCTGAGGTCTAGGCATTATATTATAATTTTATATTTTTTAAAAAATATAAATTTTGTTTATTATGCTACCATCTTCATCTTAATAGCTTCGTGACTTTTATAATTATGTAGTTCAAAGTCTTCCACTTGATAATCATCAATATTCTCTCTAACACATTTTATAGAGACTGTTGGAAATTCAAAAGGTTCTCTTGTAATTTGTTCTTTCATAGGTTCAATATGGTCTTCATAGATGTGACAATTTCCAACAAAATGAACGAACTCATAAGCTTCTAATCCACAATGTTTTGCTATCAAGTGTGTTAAAAATGAATAAGACGCAATATTAAACGGTATTCCGAGTGGGAAATCTCCACTGCGTTGATACATAGAACACGATAATTTGTTTCCATCATGGACATTAAATTGACACAAAATATGACAAGGAGGTAGAGCCATTTGGTCTAGTTGTTTGGGGTTCCAAGCTGTCATTATCAAGCGACGACTTGTTCTAGTTTTTGGGTCTTTTAACGCATCAATAATTTGTTGAAGTTGGTCAATCCCATCAAATGGATGTTCATCAGTGAGTTTTTTTCCACTAAAACAATTATAACTTGCACCAAATTCACGCCATTGATATCCATAAATAGGTCCCAACATGTCTTCAGGATATAATTTTAATCCTCTGCTATCCAAGAATTCTCTGGAACCATTTGCATCCCAAATATGAACACCTTGTTCCTTCAAAATCTTATTATCAGTTTCACCGCGAATAAACCATAAAAGCTCTTTCAAACAAGTCTTCCAGGCCGTTTTTTTCGTCGTTAAAATAGGAATTTTACCATCCTTTAGAGAGAAGCGCATAGATTGTCCAAAAATGCTCTTAGTTTTTCCATTTCTACCCTCTTCCCAGAAACCATTTTCCAAAATATTTTCAAGAACATTTAAATATTGATATTCCTCATGATAATGCTTTTGAATATTTGTAAAAATATTATATGATAATTTATCAGTATTTAAATATTTTTCAAACATTATTGGAGGAAGATTATTTTGTTCAAAAGTATGTTCCATAGATATATTTAGAATAATAAATTATATCTAAATTGTTTAGTTAATAGACATTTTTAATTTCTAAATATAAATCATATGGAAAGTTTGGATGAATTATCAAAAACAAGTTCTGGTAAACCTGGATTTTTTAAACATGTATTTAACTTTGATGAAGAGTCTAAAGCAGAGATGTTGAATCTTGTTCAATATGTTGTTTTAGCTTTAATTCCAGTTATAATATTAAATAAATTAATGCAAAGATATGTTCCAGAAGCAGATGATGAAAAAGGTTCATTTGAGATAACAGCAGAAGTTTTAGCACAAGTTTTATTTATGTTTTTTGGAATTTTACTTATTAACAGAATAATAACATATGTTCCAACATATAGTGGAGAAAAATATCCTGCTTGGAATGTAATTAGTACTGTTCTTCCTATGTTAGTTATTCTTATTAGTCTTCAAACCAAATTAGGAGAAAAGATATCAATACTATTTGAAAGACTTATGGAATTATGGGAGGGACCAAAAGATACCAAAAAAGGAAAAAAGGGAAATGGTAATGTAAAAGTATCTCAACCTATATCTCAAAATCAAACAGCTATGACTCAATCATTAAATTCAATGGGTTCAACTTCAATTAGCGCACTCCCTCCTGCGCAACCAACACAAACTCAACAATTACCAAATTATGATCAAATGTATCAACAAGATTCAACACCTTTAGTTGGTGCTGCTACACCTGGAATGGAAGGTTTTGACCCACAACCAGCAAATGGTGGAGGTTTTGGACCATTCGGTTCAGCTTTTGGTTGGTAAATTATTTAACAATTACGAAAGTATAATTAGAACTATTAAAATCATATGTTAGTTCACCATATTCGCTTTCAATATCATCATCATCTATTTTGGTATATTCTGGTCTACGATCTTTTTTAAATATTCTACAAATATAATTAAACAAATTCCAAAGTGTATTAAACGACATTTAATAACTATATAAAATAAACTTTAAAATAATTTTATTTTATATTAATAATTGATATGGATGTAAATAAGTTAATGAATGCGTTAGATAACGAAACTAATGAAAGCATAATGAATCTCACAAGTAAGAAAATATTTGATATGAATCTAAATATTATAAAAGAATTACATTTAGATAAAGCAACTACATTAAATTATCTAAAAAAGTTAAAAGAATATCGTTATGTTGATGAAATTAATGATTTAAAGCACGGTTTATTTATTAGATGGATTCCTATTACGGATCCTAGTTATCTTCCACTTCATCATTGTGGAATGATATGTGATATAAAAATAACTGATAGTGGTGTTTTAATAACTTGTAAAAATTTTATGCATCGTCACTATACTTTTAAAATGGATGAATGTCTAATATTTCAAAAATTAACATCTCAGGAAAGGATAATAATTCATGCTTTAGACCATTTAGATAAAACAAAAGAACTCAATAATGAAGAAGAAGAAGAAGACGAAGATGAAGACGAAGAAGATGATTAATGTTTATTTTTACGAGTCTTAGTAAATGTTGCAGATAAATCACTAAATAGACCAGGAATAAATTTACCCATTTTAATCATTTGTATTTCAGATTTACTTAAATGTTTTTTCCTATTATGGCATTTTTTTCCATTTTTATAAGTACAAACAGATTTATATCCCTTACTACTTTTAATAATAACCTTTCTGGTTATTTTTTTACCTCCACTCATAGATACTTGTAGATTTTTGTAGTCAAACCCCATTATAATATATTATAAGAAAATATATTATAATATATATTATGAGTTCATCGCATATTTTTGTTCATATATTTCATATATTAATTGTCGGTTCATTATTTTTATATGTTGGTATAAATGGTATTAAAACTCCTGCGTTTATTTTTCCAATATTGATGTATTTAGGAATAATAATTATTATATATCATTCGTATAAAGCATATATTAAATTTACACTTGATAAAAGTGCTTGGGTTAATTTGATTCATATTTTGTTAATAGGTCCTTTATTAATTATAATAGGTTTGAATGGAGTAGAGACGTCAAGAAAATATTTTGAATTGTTATTAATGGCTGGAATGGCTTCTATTGGGTATCATGGTTATTATTTAATATTTTAATTTTTTATAACTTAAAAAAAAATATATTGCGTTAGAATATAATGGGTGGAAATACCGGAAATATTCGTACTTTAAGAAACCAATCAGGAACAGTTGGTTACAGAACTTTAGGTTCTATTTTAGCTAGTGACGGTGGTGCTGGTGCTGGTTCCGTCAGACGTATATATGGATACTATGCAGCAAAAAATGGAGGTAATCCAAGTCCTTTTAAATCAATTTTTAACGTTAATTATGGTCAATTTCGTTCTCGTGCTCAGTATTTTATTGGTACTGTTTACCCTGGTGGTTTAAATGTATAAACTAACAAATAAATTATATACATATATTATTTATATAATTTTTTAGTTCACTTGTTTCAACAGTTATAAGTATCAATCCAAGATTTATTTAGAACGTTTGCTACGCTTTCTAATGCACCTTCAGTCCACCCTTGTCTTCTACTAACATCTTCTCCGACAACTAACATTCCATCTTCAGGATGTTGAGCTTCTCTTATAAATTCTGGACGATTTCTATAACGTTCACGATCTAGAGGTTCATAATAGTGTGTTCCTATTGGCCAATAAAAATCTTTAATTGCTATAATTTTAAGAGTATTTGGAATTATACCAAGAGCTTCTTCAACTTTTTTTGCAAAAAATGCTCTATTGTCAGGTGTATTTTCTTTATGAACTTGTAATATTTCAGCATTTTTATTATCAGCATAAGCAATCATATATACACTTTTAGAGAATGGAATCATTTTTTGTAAAGGTCCGGGGACAATCGTATATGTTGAAACTAACTGACTCATTATATCTGCTGATTTAGAGTCAAATTTAGCATATATATACAAAAATGGTTGACCATGTATTTGTTTATAGATTTTCATTTGTGGAAGAAGTTTTTGAACAGTGCTTATTCTTGTTGCGACTATAACTTTATTAGAATAATATGTTTTGGTTGTATTTTGTTTTCCAGATGTTGTTAGTTCAAATAAACAAGGACTGTGTTGTAATTTTTTAATTTCCTCAACTTTTGTTGATGCTCTTATATTTTGGTGTCCAATTTTATCACATAATGAATGTACTAATGATTCCCATGGAATCTCTAATCCTGTCCAACTAGGTGAGTTATCTTCCATTTGATAATGATATAAAACTTCATAAACATCTTCCTCTTCATAATCTGAATAACCAGCAGAAATAACAAAATCTTTGTATAACTTACTTCCTAAATGTTCAGTTGCGAATTTTTTAAATGTAACTGAAGGTGGATTATCATAATTTTTATATATAGTTCTTAATTTGGTTAAATATTCTTTAATGTTAAGAGGATTTTTAATTTGTTTAGAATAGTGCATAGAAACAGGAAAGGGTGTATATTTAATGTTAAGATCTTTAAGAAGTTTAATCAAGAGAGTATCAGTATCTTGACGTCCAACTCCAGCTCCAATAACAATATTTTCACCATAAAAAATATGATTACCAATTCTGCCTCCAATATAGGGTCTTCTGTTACTTTCTAGAACTAACAAATTAGTTTTGGGAGACATCTTTTTGATATTATATGCACTATATAAACCGGCTAAACCAGCACCAACAATAATTATATCATAATAGTTACTATTCATTATAATATAATTTTATAAATAAAAAATTAATATTAACGATTAATTAATGTCTACGAGTTCTTCTATGTTTTCTTGATTTACGTTCCTTTCTTCTATTTCTTTTAGATTTACGTCCACCACTAATTTTACATATTCCATCAGGACATTCATTGTCTAATTCAACTGATTTATCCTGAATTGTTGGATATTTATTCATTAACACATTATAGTCGTTTACAAGAGCTTCTCTGTCTAATTTTTTTTGTTCATCAGGATTTGGTTTCATAAAAACTTCTTCAACTTCTTCAATAGTAGCAGTAGGAATAGCAACAATATTTTTAGGTTTTAGAGGAGTTTCACCTTTACTAATATCATAAAAAGTTACTTTTCCTGTATCTTTGGGTTTTCCTGTTTCAGGGTTATACATTGGTATAAATGGGAAAGCTTTTGATGTTTCATTTTCCATTCCCCCTCTCTTTGTTTTATTCTGACATCTATTACGACGTTTATGTGAGTATTTTCTTGCTTTTGGCATTTATATAAATAATATAGATTATTTATTTTTACGAGTCTTGTTTTTTTTCGTTTTCCTGAAGTTAACTGTTTGTTTTTTCTTACATTGGAATTGTCCGCGAGTATATCCTTTACGATTAAATATAGTTTTAGTACATATTCCAATAGATTTAGCTTCATTTATAGGGTCAATTTTCTTAATACATTTACAAAGCTTTTCTGCCATAATCTTCTCAGCTTGTTTTTTAAGAAGCCTTTTTGATCTTGGTACAGTCAAATTATAATATTTTAAAATACTAACATAATCTTTGTTAGTTAATTCAGCTGGCATAGCTATAAATTATACAAATATTTTTATTTTATATTAATAAAATAACAATATAATATATGACAATATGTAGTTCCAAAATAGTAGTTTTTGACTTAGATGAAACATTAGGATATTTTATGGAATTTGGTATGTTTTGGGATGCATTAAAAGCATATATAAAACATAAACAAGTAAAAATTTCAATAGACCAAAAATTGTTCAATACTGTTCTAGATTTATATCCTGAATTTTTACGTCCAAATATAATAAATATTCTAAACTATCTAAAAAAGAAGAAAAAGCAGAACCATTGTGATAAATTAATGATATATACTAACAATCAAGGTCCAATAGAATGGGCAAGTTATATAATGAAATACTTTGAAGAAAAGATAAATTATAAGATATTTGATCAGATAATAGCAGCATTTAAAGTGCAAGGTAAAAGGGTAGAATTATGTAGAACAACACATATGAAGACACATGCTGATTTAATAAAATGTACAAAATTACCAGAAGAAACCCAAATATGCTTTTTAGATGATGTATTTTATCCAGACATGAGCAATGAAAAGATATATTACATAAATGTAAAGCCATATACACACGATTTAGAGTTCAACGATATGATAAATCGGTTGCTAAATAGTGATATATTAGGTGCGGAGGTCATAGACCCTACATATTGTAGGGAGTTTATTTTGACGTTTATGAAAAAATACAACTACATTTATGTAGGCAAAAATACTGAGACGCAAAATGTAGACAAAATTGTTTCCAAAAAAATACTTCATCACCTTCATATTTTCTTCAAAATGAAACCTGCTGGACCCAATACTTATAATATTATAAACAAAACAAAACGAACCAAATCATTCAAAAATAAAACTCTCAAAAAACGACCTTAAATTATTAATTAAATTTTAACCATTCTAAATACGTTCTCAATTCTGTTAAATAATTATTTAATACGCTATTTATCGCAGTTGTTGCCAATAAAAATACACCAGCACTAAATGCTATCTTCGCGTCCAACCCTGTAAATTTAACGCGTCTAAATGGATTAAAACGATAAATCAAAAATATGCTTACATATAACTTTATATAATATTGTAGATCATCTAAATATTGTGGCGCATTTGCTGATAAACCTAAAGCAATAACAACATATAATACCCATGTTATATACACAATTATATCAAACATTCTATCTTGAAATCTATGTAGATTCAGATTGAAGACCATTTATTATAATATTATATTATAACTTAAACATAATTTTTTTCTTATTATCATGGATTATAAACCCTGGTCTTTATTAGACCCAAATGATTTTCAATCTATGTGGTGGAGAAAAAATGAAATTATTGATAATGATAAATTACAAACTAACAAAGAACCCACAGATATTTTAGCTTATATTATTATTCAAGATGGAAATATGGGGGGAATATTTTGGTATACTTCTACTTGGTATATTAACGACCCTAATAGATATAATTCCATTATTTTTGAAAGTGATTGGCCGTTTAATAAAGAATTAACAGATATGAAACCAGGAGATATAGTATACTTAACAGAAAATCAAGAAATACAGTTTAATGTCAATTATTCTAGTTTTGGACTACCAAACCAACGAGACTTTTGTAAAATTCTTGAAAGAATTAATTCTTAACAAGTTATGAAATAAAATGTTTTATTAAAATTAATTTATATAATCAATATATAAATGGATATCCATAGCTATATTGATCAACCAACTTCTCAAAGACAACAAACTGTTTATTTAAGGTCCTACGAAAGAAATATACCATCCCAACCTTTACAACCTTATTTAGATGCCAGACCAGTTATGACAAAATATTCTATATTACCAATTGTTGACCCTAGAAAGCCTATTACAACACCTTTAATTCAGCAATCAACATTTACACCAGAGAAAATTTACAATCCTGTAAACGACTCTGGACCTTGGTCAGGTTATGCTTCTAATATCAATCATGAATCAGAATTAAGAAATCAAATTTTTGCATTACAAAATTGTACACAAGCTACTTATGTACCTTCAAGTAAAAGCAATTTATATCAAGTTAACTGGAAAAATAATAATCAACAACAACAACCATTTCCAACTTTATTTCAAAATGAACAATTTTGTCCTACCAACCCTAATCCTAATCCAGAAAAAATTGGATTTGCTCTATTTAATAACGCAACTAGACAACAAACAAAAGATTTAACAAAAGAAACAAAATGTAATTAGATAATACGTTTATTTCAAACAAATATAATTTAAAATAAACTATATAATGTCGGATGATTTAGTAAATCAATTAACGCTTAATTTTTTAATAAGCAAACATCAACTTCAAAAACTTAATAAGAAAACAAAAGAAACTAAGGAAACAGCAGAACAACAAAAAATAAAAGAGATACAAGAATATAGTGACAGAATTAAATTACTTTTTAGCGATTTGTTAGTTTATCAACCACCTGATGACTTATTATTTGATGTTAAAATTGCATTTGATATATTTATAGATAAATCTATATACTATTTTAAAGCACATGATAATAGTGAAAATTTAGAAAAAGAACGTTGTGAAGAAATTCATGATGATATTGATTTTGAAAAAGAAGAAAGAGAAATTGAAAATGGTAATTATAAAGAACGTTCTGATGATCAAGAAGATGAAGAAGAAAATGAAGAAGAAGATGAAGAAGATGAAGAAGATGGCTACGGAGAAGAGGAACAAGAAAAAGATGAACAAGAAGAAGAAGTGAGTACAACTACTACAAATATAATACATGAACCTATTGTTGTTAAAAGTAAATATACAAAACCATCTACATCAGTTGGAGTTGATGATATTCAAAAATTACCACTAGATTGGTTTCAGAATGTTAGACAAAATTATAAAAAAAATCAAATAATGCCAAGGACAAAGAAGCCAACTATTGTAGAGCCAACTTTTAGGGATTTAAAAAAGAAAATATAAACCTATTATATGGGCAAAAGAATTACTAGAAAAAGATACAATAACAAAAGAATTAACACAAAAAGAAGACACAATAGACAGTATCAAAATAAAACACTTAAAAAATCATTCGTAAAACTAAACTGTAGTCCAGAAAATAAAAATAAAGATTATACATGTTATTCTGATACAGATCTTTATAAATTACGAGATATGTGGAATGCTCGTCACCCTGACCGCCCAATCAAAACAAAAAATACAAAAAAAATCTGGGAACAACTAAAAGAATATTATGCAACAATTTGTAATAAAGAATCATGTTGGGTGCGTCAAATGACAAAAAATACTAAACTTGAACAAGAACTTTTAGATGCTTTTGCACCTGAGTCACCTAAAGATTGGAAAAAAAACCCAAATGAATGGTTATCAAGTCTTGATATATTACAGGTTATGAATCAATATGAAAAAAAATATAAATGTTTTGATTTTTTAGGTCCATCTCCAATAGACTATGATGCTCATAAATTATATGGAGAATGTGTATGGGAAGAATTATGTCATTTTGACATATCTGAACAAATAAAGAAAGGACATAACAAAATTGGTGTAATATTTAATTTAGATCCACACTATAAAGGAGGTAGTCATTGGGTATCATTATTTATTAATGTAAAACAAAAAACTATATTCTTTTTTGATAGTGCAGGAGAATCTATTCCTTCACAAATTAAAAAATTTGTTGATACTGTAATTCAACAAGGTAAACAACTTTCTCCTCCAATTGATTTTAAATTTGATGAAAATTATCCTGTTGAACATCAATATGGAAATACTGAATGTGGTATTTATTCAATATTTTTCATAACACATATGCTTGAAGACAAAATTAATGGACATTATCTTAAGACACACATATTAAAAGATAAATATATGGAAAATTTTAGAAAAGTTTATTACAATGAAAATGTTTAAATTTATAAATGTTTTAAACTAACAAAATCAATAAGTAAAATATATACATAAAAATTAGATTATTATGTATATTAATGAGTAATTTGTCACAATTTATAAATAAACAAAACATAAGACTACTATGGGAAGTACTTTTAGATGAACTAAATATTAACATATCCAATAAATCTCTTATGGGTAACATAAGAACTGTTTTTGAGAGTAATATAAACCCTTTTTCTTCAAGAGCTAATCCAAAAGCTAGTATAATGGAACTAAACAAACAATTTTTATCTCAAGTTGTCTTAGCTGTAAATAGATTATTTCCTACTCTAAAACAAGAGCAAAATATAAAGAGAATAACAATTTCTGATGAAGAAGTTTCAGAACCATATAAAATTGAGGATATTCATGCATCACGTCAAAATGATTTTGAAAAAGAAGTTGAAAGAAAACGTATGGAAATGGAAAATTATATGACTCCACAAAAACCAAGAGAATTAGATTTTTCTGATAAAAACTCAGATGGAAGAATAAAAGCAATGGATTCACTTGTTGCTGATAAAATGGCACAAAGAAACTTGGAAATTGAACAGTTTCAAAATAGTAATTATAATTCAAGTATTGATCCGGAAAAATGGTTAACTCCAAAAGAAACATCTGTTAAAAATGATAAAACACAAATAGAACAAAAATCTATAATAAAAAATAATCAAAATTCAAATTCAAATTCAAGATTAAAATATATGTCAATTGATAGTAATAATAATATTACATTATCAATTGATGAATCTGAACAAAAAAATAAAAAAGTATCATGGGATGATCAGGAATCAACTATTAATATTTTTAATAAACTTAAAAAACAACCAATAGTTCAAGAAAACATAGGTTTTAATGAAGAAAATAAACCTGAAATTGAAGAAAAACAATATGCAGAACAAAAATCTATGCCATTGCCTCAAGTAAAACAAGAGGAAATTATACGAAATCAGACTACATTATCTACACCAAATAATGAACCAATTATACCAAAAACAGAAATTATAAAACAATTAAATGAAATGAATAAAAAGATTGATAACCTTTATGAAATAGTTTTCAAACTAACAAGTTTTATGGAAAAAAATAAAAATTCAGAAGAAATATCTGAATCTGACAGTAAACCACTTTAATTATACTTTTTCTTTTACAATTTCATATTCACCTCTACTATTCTTCACTAATTTACCTATTAATATAGGTCTAACACCTGGGACTTGTTTTGCTTGTATTACACTATCATAATCATATACCTGTTTTGTATCCATTCTTAACATATAACGTTTACCAGTTGCTTTAAATGTAAATGGTCTGGCTTCCCAATCAATTCTTTCAACATTTAATGCCGCCACAGTATCATTTTCATCTTGAGTATAATTTGGATTATATGAAAATTCATTCACACTGGGTTGTCCAAATGATAAACATACTAGACCTTCTTTTGTACTTGATTTAATGTGTGTTGCACAATCAATTGCAGTTTCTTTAACAGCTTTTAATAATTGTGATGTCAATTGTTCTTTAATAGTTGATATTTCAAAAAGTTTTTGGTCAGATGTTTGTGGAAGATATGGTGGATGTTTTGATTTATCTTTTAATTTCAATTCTATTGCAAAATCACTATCCAATTGTGCCTCTGTAAGGGTCATAATATATATAAATACCTCAACAGTTTGTAATTCTTTTGGTAACCCCTGATGTGAACAAATACGTCTAGCACGACCAATTACTTGCTCTACACGAACTGGATGCCAGTATGGTTCCATAATATGAACATAACGTGTATTTCTCAAGTTAATACCCTCGGAACCAGCAGATGTAATCATTAGAACTTTAATAATTTCACCCAAATTATTGTTACTGCTTTTTGCTCTTAGTTGAGTAGCAATATTATTAGGAATATAATCCCACATACCGTTATAAATGTTACGAATTATTTCTCTTTCTTCAGCATCTTCTGTTCCTGTATACAAAGCATAACATGGTTTACCCATATCTTCTTCACTCATATTTATTTCCCATCCATCTGTACCTGTGCG